CGACTTGCAAAGTGCGAAACGCGCCACGCAAAGCATTCATTTGTGCCGCGGTCAAAACTTGCCCAGCGGTAAAACTGGCGGGAAGTGTTGTTGGTGTAGCCATAGGTTCTCCTTATCCTAAAACATTCTCTGCGTCAAGTGTGCCATATGTTGCGCTATCTAATATCAGTTCATACACAATGGTTGTTGGGGCTGTGCTAATCAAAACCCTGTGGCCAGAACTTAAATCTAGGTAATGCTCGATCCCTTCCACTGACAGTTCCTGGGCAAGTTGGGTTGTTCCCGTACCGCTAGCAAACGTTTTTTCAATGGTTACTGTGTCGCCAATGTCAATGACCGCTACTGCGTCGCGTTGGGCTGTTGTTAAGGCCATGAATGCTGTTTCAACGGAAGTGAATCTGGCTTCAGGATCGCCGTTCAACAAATAACTGGCGGCGGTGTCAATGCTTCCTTGTTCGTGTAGCAGACTGTTAGTGATGCTTGACGTTTGTATGAAATAGGTTGCAATAGATGTGACATCGTCGGCAGTTGCAGTGTTGCCGTTTAGCCCAGTAACAACAGATCGGTTTACTACAGCGTCGGCTTCAAACGAAATCCCTAGGCCGTTGTAAGGGATGTTTGTTCCGTCATCATGGAAATCGGCTACCGATGCTGAAATGGTGTTTCCGATGCGTTCTTGAAATGTGAACACGCCTTCACGGGACATAAACACACGCCCAAATTCTGCTGTGTCGTTTACCTGCGAAACATAGGTCAAGACGTTTGTTCCAGCTGCGACCGTGTAAGCGGCAGCATGGCCTAGGTTGACTGTTCCTGTTGCGATGTCTCGACTAGCGCCCGTTGGAAAATCCACTTCTGGCAAACTCAAAACGGTTTCTAGTCGCGCACCTGATAGTTCAGCCGATGGGTTAAATTCGTCAAGGTATGTTTGCGACAGCAAATAGAATTGATCCGCGCAATACACCGTAACCGTATCCAAACCGCCCAGCGCAAAGTTGTAGTCATAATTGATAACAAATCCACGAAAGAGCAGTTCTGGGTTGTTGGCGTTGTCGTATCGAATTAGTTTGACTTCGCGCATTGGTGCAAGCCCCGGCACGTTTTGGTTCACATCATAAAACGGGCTGTTTTCATCAAACGGGTTAAATATTCCTGATACGTCAAGAATTTCAAACGACATTGTTCCAGCGCTGAACGTGTCGCCAATGTCGCGACGGCCACGCTTTACACTGACCGACTGTGTTGATTCAATTACTGATGCAAAATTTGTTGTTCCATCAAGCACATAATCTGGGTTGTCCAACACCCCTTTGATCGCATCATCCAAAGTAAATGCGTCAAGGGTAAAGCCTGCGTCAATTTGTAAGTCGTAGTTGCCAGCGTTGACAACTGGGAAGCCAGCCATCAGGCAATGTTCAGGGCAAGTGGCCCTGCACTCCTCGAATATGCGCGCAAAGCGTTTGTGATGGCTTGACCGATTTCGGCGCTAGTTGCCAATCCGCCTGTGACGTTGATGTTCACGTCACCACCGCCGCCCATGTTTCCCATTTTTGAAAGTGGGATTACTGCCTCTGGGCCGCTTCCCTCTCCGATTAACGCCAATGTTGGTTTTGTTACGATTCCGCCTTCAGCCATGGCAGGAATACCGCCAAGGTTTGCCACAATCTTGTTTACGCGCTCGGTAATCACAACATCAATATTGACGGTGCGCTTCAACTTGGCAGCAATAGCATCCATTTTTGCCATAAGTTTTGGTGTCAGTTTGTCAAGTTCTGCCTGTATTCCGTTGACAATGCCTGTCGCGCTGTCAATGCCAGCCTGATACCACTTGGTGGCAGCGTTCAAACCAACCTTGTCGGCAGCGGCGTTTGCTGAATCCACAAGCGCGTTTGTTTCATCAATGGCAGCCTGACCGCCAGCGATTAACTGATCCGCAATGGCAGCGCCTGCTTCCGCGCCTGATGCCAAAACTTGTGCCAACGCATCCTGCGAAAGTTCCCTGTCTAACAATGTTTGGATTTTGGCGGCATAGTCCATGATTCCTTTGACCTGGCTTCGTAAGCCGTCTAGGAATCCTGCGCCTGTTTCTTTTCCTGCTTCTTGTGCGTCAGCAAAACTAAATGCCTGTTTGATGCTGTCGGAAACTGACGTGGCAAAGTCCGTGAACGCAGATTTGGCATCGGTCAAAGCGTCGTTGGCATCGCTTAACGCTTCGCCTAGTTTGTCTTTGAATGCGGCAGCAAACGATTCGACTTCCTTCTTTGCGCCGCCGACTGCTTGTTCCTGTTCAGTCAGTTTGCGGTTAAAGATTCCAGCCTCATCAGCCAAACGCATTTGTTGTGTTGACGATCTGCCCAGTTCCTGATTCCATGCGCCAGTTGCTTTTTCTGCACCATTAACAAGGCCAGCAACAGATTTGAGAACACCAAGGAAACCGCGAATTGCTTTTGTTGCCGGGTCAACTAATTTGAAAATGTATTCAAAGCCTTTGCCAATTTTTGTAAACGTTTCTGGGTTGCGTTGAACCCACAGCGAAATGTCAACTAGCGAATTGCTGAATTCTTGAATTGCTGGCAATAGTTTTGTGCCAAGTTCGATTTGAACGTTCTTTAATACAGCACCAAGGGTTCGTTGACTGTTGGCTAGTCCGTCGCTGGTTCGCAGGAAATCGCCCTGTGCGTCACCTGTTTGTTTGTAGATTGCCGCTTGTGCAGCCAACACTTTTTGTTGGGCAGTTAGCGCGCCTTTGCCGTCATAGATTCCAAGGGTCATTGCTTCTTGACGCAACACCGCATCGTTAAGCAACACGCCATAACGACGCAACGGTTCGGATTCACCGCGCAACGCAGCCCCAATGGCCGTAATGGCTTCCTCGGGGGTTGTGTTGTTAAACGATGCCAGGTCGGTTGAGAGGGTCACAAAATCGGTTGTGAACGTCGCTAGGTCATCGCCAGCCAATCCAGCTGCTTTTCCAAATGTTCCGAATACGCCTGCCGCATCGAGCACCGATTGTTTTGATTGGCCAAGGCTGGTTGCTGCGGTTGCTGCAAAGTCTTTGATGCTTTTTGATGCGCGACCGAATACGACGTTGACTTTGCTTGTTGATTCTTGAAAATCTGATGCTGCGTCAATGGCAGGTTTGATGACTGCGGCAATTGATCCGATGGCTGCGGCGGCTGGTAGCGCTGCCTTTTGCAACAGAAACATCGCTTTTGATCCTGTGCCTTGCAATGTCGCAAATTCGGCTTTGGCGGCGTTGATGCCTTTCGGATTGAATTCCGAAATGATTGGAATTTTAATTGCCATCAATAACCAAATTTCTGTTGACTTCCGCCATTACATCGCCGACCAAGTCAACCACAGCGCCTTGAATTTGTATTGCATTTGATTCGTACGCTGGCCACATGGCCCGGGATGCGTTGCCGTATCCCTTGCTCATCAGGTTTTGTACGAACTGCGATGATGCGTTGTTGCGGCCTGCAATGTCAAAGATCGAGCCCCAGCCTGTGCGTTGCTGAATCATAAACACAGCGACTTCATCAGTTCTGCCTTTGCGGGTGTTGATCTTGGCGATCACACCTTTTTTGACTAGGCCGCCATCCCAGCCGCCTAAACGTGCATGGGGGCGCGCCATGTGCGATAGGGGCGCTTCCGATGGGAACTTGGCTTTTGCCTGTACGACTACAGGTTTCACAATGTCTTTGTATCGTTTTGTGAATTCGCGACGCAGTTTAGGGTTGACTTTGTTCAACTCTTTAAGCGCTGCTTGTACGCCAAACACGTTCACTGAAGTTGTAACGCTCATCGCCTTTTATCCTTTGACTGGTCATTCAAAACACTAATGACGGTCAGCAGGTCGCGTGTGTCAAATTCTATGTGCGGCGGCCACCACCCTACTGAAACCAGCAATTCTGCTAGTTGTTTTCGGTAAGTTCCCCGCCCGTATGGTTTGGGTTTGTTTGATCCACCGCTTCAATTTCCATGTCTGGGTGATTGTCCAGCCATTGTTTGGCAGTTGGCTCGATCTTTTGACCGCTTAACTTCAACATGAAGTGCGCCCAAAAAACCATGTCTGTAATGCCGATTCCTCGGCCGTCAGACACTTTGCGGTTTTCTTGCTTTTCCCATTCCGCGATGCACAACAGGTTTGTTGATACTTCGTGAACCTGACCGTTTGGGGTCGGGGTGATCTTTAGTTTGATTTTCACTTTGTCTCCTTGTGTCGGGCCAAGTGATGGCCGTTATCAGCTGACGCTTAGCGCGCCGCCAGTGAATGAAAGATCAACCGTTGACAGTTCGCCCAACGCTCCGTTGATTACTGGCATTGATTCAAGGTAGCAATCAGCCAGGGTGAACACCTTGGTTACTGCGCCTTCAATGACGGTTGCAACAACTGTTGTGCGTGTGCCAACAAGTGCTGCCAAGGTCTGGTATGTCTCGCTTGCTGCGTAGGACTGGAACAGGGTCATGGTGCATTCGTTGTTGTACAGGCCGCCTGTGTAGGTTCGGCCAGTGTCTGCCAACGTGGTTTTGTCGAGCGATTCGCGCAACTGGGTAAACACGATTCCTGTGCATTGGTCAACAAGCGAAACGCTGTTAACGGTCAATGCTGACAAATTCGAGAGATAAGTTGATGTTGCCATGTGGGGTTACTCCTTTGGTTCTTTCTTGATAGTAGATGATTTTTTGACTGTGTCGGTGGATTGCTCAACGATGAAACCGCCGTCAATTAGAGCCTGAATATTGATGCCCTGAACTGGGATGAATTCGTTGCCTACCGTTCCGACCTTTGCTGAATTGATTATGTATTTCACAGGCTCGATGCCTCCATGTTGATAATGACTTCATAGCAAGGGTACAACGCGCCGCCAATCTCAACGGATGATGGGCGACCCTCTGTGATTGCCACGTTCTTTCCAAGCAACTGTGCGGTCATGTTTAACAACTTGCGTTGCGCGTCAAGGTTGAACGGCCCCGGCACGATCAGTTGAATCGGAAACTGCAACTGGATTCGTTTGTTTGTCATCAATGGGGTCGTAAACGATGGGGCATTGATAAACGCACAAGGCGGTTGCATGTTGCGCGGATCGGTAACAACCGTAATGGCTGGGGAAATCGTGCCAAGTGTTGCTGCCAAATCATCCACCGCTTCGTTTAGTAAGTCGGTGTAAGCGGTAGGCATCAGGCCACCTGGGCGCGAGAGATACCAACCAACTGCATCACCATTGCTGACAATGCAACAGGGGGTTGGCTTCCCATGTCGTTAAACGAACTGAAAGCGTCAACTGATCCGCGTTGACGGTAAAGCGCTCCGCCGTACATGATCGTTCCCAATTTCACATCCTGCGATGGAACTGTGGTGAGGCTGTCGCCTGTGTAACCGCTTTCCTGTCGCCTGCGCCAAATAAAACCGTTCGCCGCTGCCGCACAGATCGTCAGGAACGTTTGATCGCCAGCCGTAGCCGTTGCCAGATACAACCAATCGGCAATGTCGTTCGCTGTAATCCATGTGCAGGTTTGCGTATAGGTAACAGTTCCAGTTGCTGGCCCTCGATCAACGTTTGAACCTGTGACCGCATACAACACCTGATTAGGAATTGATGTGAATTCGTCAAAGGTTAAATCGCCTTCGCTGTCAATTCCTGTGAACAGGTACTGTGGGCAATCGTAAACAACAAACGTGCCATTGAATGGCGCGCCTACTGCTCCGACTGTGATGGATTGGCCGACTTCAATTTCCGTTGGGGTCAGTAATTGAAGTACGGCGTAGTTGTCCAGCAACTGCTTATGGGTAACCGTGTAAGTAGCCATGGCGGTTAGGCCGCCTTTCTACTAGGCGATTGTGATTGCTTGGATGAACTGGCTTCCTGCAACTGCGGATGGGTTTTGTGCATCCTGCGCGAATGTTGCAAAGTAACCGTAGTAAGAGAACGTGCGAGCCAAGAGGTCTGGCACTTCAACCGAGCGCATGCCCTGTTGTGCTTCATACAGTTCAATTGCTGGGCCGTGAACAATAAGCATCGTGTTTGATGCAAGGTTTCCGTCAACAACAAGTTCCAAGCCAAGTGGGTTCATTCCCGACCATGAAGTTGCATTGCCAGCGCCAAGGGTGTTCTGACCCATCAGGCCAGGTGCACCAATTGCTGGGAACAATGGTCGCTTGCTGTCATCCAACTGTGCGCCAAGTTTTGCCCATACGTTCGGTGAAACAACCATGTGTGTTGGGAACAAGTTTGTTGTAGTTGAAATGTTTTCTGCACAACCATAAATTGCATTCATTAATGAAGTTGCATCGCCAGCGGTAACAGTCCAAGTGAAACCTGATGCCTGCTTCTGTGCAACTAGGTAATCGGCTGCAATGTTGTCAGTCTGCTTCAAATACTGACCTGCAAGGTCATTCAAAATGATGTTCATTGCAGCTGGATCTGTGAAGTCCATTGTCTGTTGTGCGATCTGGATTGATCCAGCAACGGTCTGACGGGTCACCGTGTTTGCTGCAAGAACCATTGTCTGCGAAGTGACTGCTGTTCCCTGGGTGCTTTGCACACCTGCTGCGGTTGGTGTCGTGATGCTTGGGCGCGTAAATGAAATGCCGCTTCCCTGTGGCATCGCGCGTGTGCCGAATGCGGCAACAACTGGGCGATATTGCAGGTTGACGTTTTGGAACACAGGTCCGAGCACTGGAAGTGGCAAGAGGCCTGGGGTATCCGAGGTTAGGTCTTGTGATACTGCTTCAATTGCTGACTGGTTGCGTCGCGCTGCATCGTGGAATGCTGCGTTTACTTTGCGAAATGTTTCTCCGCCGATGTGCATTGCAGCAAGATATTCACCTGCTGATGGCATACGGAATTCGCGTTTTGCTTCAGCAAATACAACTGGGGAAGTTGGGATTGCTGCTTCGATTGGGGCTTCTGCGGACATGGTTTCTTTCTCCTGTTCTGGAACTTCTATTTGAATATTAGTGATTTCGGTTTCTACTTGTGGGATACTCTCGCCTTCGCTTGCGGCGACCTGTGTGATCACTGCGTCAGCAAATGCTGGGCGGCCAGTGACTAGCGACAATTCGATCCATTCGGCAGCCTGGACAACCATTGTTCCATCGTCTTTGATCTTGAACTTCAATGGATTTACGCCCACCGAGACTGAATCAATGACTCCATCAAGGCTTAGTTGTAGCGCTTCCTCGGCGCGTGAAGTCTTGCTGAAACGTGCGGAAAACATCATTCCGTCGCTGGTTTCTACGCGTTCGGTGACAATGCCAACTGCCTGTTCTGAATCGTGGTTGACATAAAGTTTTGGGGCTTTGCCATCGGTTGGCAAACTGCCTGCTTCAAAAATGACTTTTGTTCCGTCGCTGACAGTTGCGACGACACCGTAAGGAACGGCCACGCCTGAAACTGTGCGTGATGGTACGCCTTCAACTTTTGATGCGTCAAGGGTGAGGTCGTGCGAAATTAGTTTCAACATGTTTCTAGTTTGACTCCATAGTTGGTGTTTGTGGTGGATTCATTTCCTCTGGGTCGTCGTATTCGCCCATTTCTCCAGCGACCATTTCAGACAGATACGATTCAACGTCAAATTTGACGATCGTTCCTTGTGGCAAAACGTTATTCATTGACAGTGTTTGCTCAATTGCCAGCATGTAAGAACGGGCTGCAAACACAAGCAGATCCATTCGCGCACCTTGGTTTGACTGATATGAATAACTGCCGATGCTGTTTCCGTTGAGGAAAAACGGCACGTTGCACATTCGAGCGGCCTCTTTTGACTGGTACTCCGCGGCTTCATTTAACATCATTTTTGATGCGTCAACATCGGTTGGCTGCCATTCAACAAACTGGTTGATCGCTGCAATCTGGTTTGTTTTGCGCGCCTGCTCAAATGACTGTGCCAAATCAGAAAGTTCTTGCGACGAAAGCGGTTCGCCAGTGGTTCGCAGAACCCCGGCAGGAAGTGCAGAACTTGCGTTGCGCAAACGTGCTTGTTCAAGTGCCAACGATGTTGCGATGATTTGTTCCGACTGGTACAAAATGCCTTGATTTCCACCGATAATTTGAATCACATCGTCGGTTGGTAGTTGCGCGCCTTGGAAATAAATTTCGTTTGATTTACCGAACGCAAACACTGGGCCTGACATGTCAAGCGTGTTAACCATTGCAGCTGGAAGTCGCGTGAACGACGCAGGTAGGCCATCGCTAGTCCTGCTACTGACCCACAGGAAGCATCTACCGAAAAACATGAGGTCATCCAGAACCCATGACATGAAAGCGGAATAAGAAAGTTGTGGGTCTGGCTGTTGCAACCATGATCGAGGGGCGATTGGTTCGTCAACTAATTCTTTTTCTACGTCATCCCAGCGCCTGCGATACATGCACAATGGCGTTGACGCTAAAACTGATGCGATCAAGTCGCGACTGCGATTTATAGTTCCAACCTGCATCGCCTTATCGCGCATCGTGCCTTGGATGTACGAATAGTATTCGCCGATTGATTGCGCGCCAGATCCGTTGCCCGTGTAGTAAGTGCCACCTGCTGCCGCTTGAACCTTTGGTTCGTCTTGTGAGATTGCGGCTTTTGTGATGCCTTTTTTGAACAGCGCCATGTTTTTAGTTTCTCATATCTGTCGGAAGTTAGGTGGCATTGACCCTAAGACATATCCAATCCCGACGAAAGGTAAGCAAGGGTCAACGCCGATAAGACATTACCGATTCGGAACAGCAATGATGGGTTTTCCGCTGATTACTGGGCGACTGGCCATCGCGGCTGCCCAAACCATGCAACGAGCCAACGCGATTTCGCCTGGGCTTCGCTGTGACGACAAAGCAATTGATGATTCGGCTTTGACGGCCACTGCACGTTGGACATGTTCGGAAAGTTGCTTTGATCCGTCGTGAACCAACAGCGATTCAAATATCAGGTTTTTCACGCCTTGGGTGTAACGCACAATTTCGCCGTATCCAACAATTTCTGTTCGTGTTTGGTATTGGGTCGGCCAATGAATTTGAATTGATGGCGAGATAAGAAACCGAACGTTTGTTGCCGCCAATGTTGCAACCTCGGCAAGCATGCCCGAATAGGTGTCGGTCACGAAAGCAACGGTCACGGCAACTCTGCGATCGGGCAACTGGACTGCGCGTGTTCCAAAATAGCGTGAATCGTCTAGCGAAACTTCAATTGCGCAAAAACCGCCGTCTGGTATTGGGTCGGTGTATTCGAGCGCTGGCCAAACCCCGGGTGGAATCCAACCTTGATCGCTTGCCACCCAAAGGTTGCATGATGCGCGCAAAAACTGGGCGCGGTTTGGGTTTAACGATTCGGCGCGCAACGTGTCCAGGCTGATTGTGTGATTTAGGCTGGGGTTGCCCCAAATCCAAGTGCTTTCCAAATTCACATCCAAGGATGGGTCAGGTGACCATTCGGCGAAATAGAAACTGGATGTTTTGTTTTGGTCAATTGCGCGCAACCCCTGTTCACGCCACCTTTTCATCAGAATTGATGCTTCAGTGCCGCTTGTACTCCACATGGAAAGCAAAGGGGATCGCCTAGCGCGCTGGGATGGGATCAAACCACCATCAACGGCTTCAGGGGAAATATCCCAAATTTCGTCGGCCACGATCAGGTCGTTTGATGTTCCGTGACCCACGTTTGGTTTGGCTGCTCGAATAGTCCAGCGCGTACCGTCGGGCATTGTTGCTGCATTGCGACCGTAAGCCTTGACAAGGCGTGCGCCGAACTTGATTTCTAACGTGTCGCCGAGCAGATCAAACAAAGACACGGCAAGGTCAAGACGGTTCGCAGTAGTTAAGACGGTTTGTTTCTGCCCCCGTATTTTGGGCATTTCTGTAAGCCACCAACCAACCAGCGCGGCCAGCGCGGTTGACTTTCCGTTCTGTCGAGCAGTAGAAACCAACGAAACACGGTTTAACAAGTCACCATTTTCATCGTGAAGCAACTGCTGATCCAATACGCGCTGTTGCCAAGGGAATAAATCCACGCCCAAATGCTGACTAGCCCATACCCCAACCTTTGGCCCGTACGATCCAGCCGCATCAGGGCAAGGACTTTCCAATCTCGGCTGATCCTGGCTAGTTACGGCCAGTTCAGACCCCTTCGGGGATAAGGGAAAGCGAGGGGCTCGGGGGCTATCTTTTCCCAATAAAAAAACGGAATCAGAATTATTTTTTGAATTCAAAACGGAATTTCGTTTTTGTTTTCTTTGTGCGGTTGTTTTGTTTTTTAGTATTGCTCCGCGCTTTGCATTGCATGGTTTACAACTGCTGACCAAGTTCTCTGGGCTGTCATCTCCGCCTTCTAGTACTGGCACGAGGTGATCGGCTTCGGTTGCTGGGTTGCCGCACCAATGGCATTGGGGGTTGGTCTCTAGCAGTCTGCGTCGAACCGATGCGTAGGCTTTGTTGTTTGTTGTGTGTTGACGTGGCATCTCACGCGCTTCGCTTGTGCTGACGCGGCGCTTGCGCGCCTTGTCCGTAATCGTGGGTGGTGGTGTGTGTTGTCGGGTTCATGTTGTTTCTTTCGTTGTTTGTTAACTGTATGTCATCGGTAGGTCAAGAGATGTGTAAATGCTCCACCCTCTGGCTTGCCCAACCCAGATCCCTTTGCTTCACTTCATCAGTCTGTTTACTGATCGCCCAGCCGCATTGCCCAAACCATTTCGTGTTGCATGATTCGAGGCGCGACCGTCTACCCACGTTGCCGTGTGTTACCAACCGCCCTGCGACAGGCTTAGGTCATGCGACTAGCCGATTGTTTATGCTCTGGGATTGCTCAAAGTGTAAAGAATGTACTCCATATCGGATGGCTTCCAAACCGCTGCATGGCATCCAGCTAGTTCACACGCGTTCAACCAAATCTTTTGACCCGGGGTTAGTTTCCCCTTCTCTGCCTTTAATTCAATGACCAACGGCCGACCGCCTTGGAATGGGTGAACCATAAACAAATCGGGAAACCCTGTATCGCCTTGAACGTGTGTTGCCCAAGCGCCGCGCCTATTCATTGACGGCAAATCGTGATGCACTAGCCAGCCATAACGTTTGGCAACGTTAATCACCATGTCTTTGAAATCGGTTTCACTGATTTTGGGATCTAACTTCATGCGTTTGTTTCGCGTAATTGTGCTGTCCAAATCTCATCAGCCAGATTCTTTGCTGTCCATTGCAACTTTTGTAGCACGTCGTCACTGTGCAGGAAATCTGGTCCTGTTTTGACGCGCTCAATCAAATCAATTATGCGGTCTAACACGCTTATCAGTTCACGCAATGTCATTTCTTGCCTTTCATGCAAACGAGCGCTGTGGCCCATAGTCCGAGGATTATTCCGATGATGTTGAATGCCACAAACTTCATTTCAGCGCTTCGATCACGGCGCTGGCTTCATGTGACTTCAGCAGTTCCAGCACCGCTTCATCGCTGTTCAACGTGCGTTGGATCAATTCCAGTAAGCGCAAATCGTCTAGCCCTGCATCTTTAGCCAGTTTCTTGATGTAGCCAATCTGTTTGGGTGTTGCGAACGAGCCCTGGGGAATGTGAACGGGTTTGGTTGACCCGATCGGTGAAAGCGTGACCTGACTATCCGATCGGGCCACCTTGGACATCTCCTCACGGGATGGCCTTTTGCCCTGCGTGGCAAACACAAAGTTAGCGCAAGCGCGACCAATGGCTGACGTTTCGCAATTCTCGACAAACGATGTTGCGTTCACGCCGCGATCTGTTTTTATTTCCTCTGCCCATCCTGTGGCGACTGGGTCTTTGTCGTCTTTGTCTGCATATAGTTCGGCATAGAACACGCAAGCGTCGCCTGTGTAGTTCAACATTTGGGTTCGCACCCGACCGTTTGGGTGTGCTTCCCAGAACCGCGCTAAACGTGATTCAACGGTTTCGTAGTTTGAAAGATCAAATGCCATTAGCAAGCCACCCAAACAATTGCGTTGCGACCGTAACGGGTTTTGCGACGTGCGCCGCTGTCTTTGATGTAGCCGTCTTTGTGTAGTCCGTTAATGCGCGCAGAAACCGATTGTGCCGGCAATAGAAGCAGCGTTGAAATTTCATCTGCTGTCATTCCTTTTGCTTCAGACTTGCCAGCCCATTTGATCCAAAAATGAATCAGTTCGCGTTGTTTGCCAGCGTGTGGTTTTGCGCTTTCAGCTGCTTCGCGTGATGTGTCGCCAGCATTGTGACGCACTGCAACGCTTGGATGGTCTAGTGCCACTTTTGTTTTGTGGCCACCTAATCCAATGGTGGATGTGAACATTTCTAGTTGTTCGCTCATGTCGGGATTCTCTTTCATTAGTCGGGTTTAATCTGGCCGCCTAGGCCTTCAATTGCCAAAGTAACACATTCTGCATAATCATCTTGACCACTAAGTTGAAAGTCAATCAACATGTTTCGCAAACCTCGAATCAAGTGATCGTCACGGAACTTGCGTGGTGAATGTTTTGGGCGCGCAATCTCATCCAGCATGTTGAACACGGTTTGTTGGTATTTCATGCCGCCTGCTTCAAGGATCAACTTGCGTGTTTCCTCGCTGACTTCGCCTTGATTCCATGCAACGCCTTCGCTCATTTTGCTGTTCTCCAGGGCGACCAGCCCGATCGTGTGAAAATTATCAATCCAGCGCGCAAGTTAATTTGTGGGTCTAACAACATTTCGCACGAGGTCAACAGGCCTGCTTTTTGTAAAAAACTATTTGCGCCTTTGCACCAAAAACCGTTAATTTGCATCAGGCCATAACTGCCCGTCATTGGGTCTTTGCTGTTATGGGCAATTGCAATTCCGTTGCTTTCACGTTGGATCACTTTTGCCAGGGTTGCGTATTCGGCAACAGGCCAGCCAAGGTTCACCGCCAGCG